CACCGAAGAGTATTGTCGTTCATATAGGCGTTATACTTTGTAGTAAACTCTTTATCCCAGAATTCCAAATCTGCCGAATGACTACGAAAATAGTTGAAATCAAATGCAAAGTTCAGCGTTCCATCGTAGTTGATGGAAGATGGTTTGCAATAATCCCCGTCAAGCGGCATAATGAAAAATCCAGTATCATCTTCGTACGTGTATCCATAGAAGCAGTCTTCCCGCCAAGCAATAATCAGACACTTATAGATCTCGTCATACAGCTTCATCTTGTCCACCTGAACGGCAGTCTCATAGTAGCTGTCAAGGACGGTCTTTGCCTTATCATCCTTAGAAAAGCTTGTGCGAATAGGGATCATTGTCTGTGCGGTAAGATCAATCATTTGAGCGTTATGCTCGATCAGTCTTCTGTATGGATAGGAAACCCTGTATAAGAATCTGCTCAGATTTCGCAGGTTTGTAGCGTTGCTCATAGGGTTTCGCATATATGTTCTGAGACGCTCTTTATTGAATGTTGCAAAAGTTCTTGTCTCTGTTCTTGTGAGGTCAAGAAGCTTCATTGCAATATTCACAGCTTCAAATTTTTCGACCTTGCTCTGATATTCGGCAAACTTTTCCCGAATCTCGGATACGGTCAAATTATCTGTATTTGCCAACTTCCAGCCTCCTTACTTAAATAGCGAAGAACGTTTTGCTTTATTGAATGGCAAAGATTTGATAAACTCAGATGAAACTCCACGTTTCTTCTTCGTAATATGCTGTCTCCGCTCTTCGGAAAGAGCGTAGCCAAGCATACAACATGTGTATGCGCGGTCATCATGCATCTTCGTCCGCTTTTCTGCACATATCTCAAATGAATCCTTGCCATTCTCACGTTTAATACGAACCATGTTGACAAGCTCTTCCTTTAAGGCATCAATACCAGTAAGGGCTATTTCTTCTTGCCAATTCAGTTTTACAACGTGATTGCTCACATCAAGAGCACCAATCTGTTCTTCTAGTTTATCTTTATATTCAGACTCAGTTATAGAGCCATCTTCTAGTTTTTTATCAAGATCCGCCTTTATTTTATCTGCTTGCTTTTGATCCACAGTAAATAAGTTTAGAAAACCACGGTTGTCGTAAGCGGCAGTAAAACTAATCTTGTCTTGGTTCAGCATTTCGATCATTGCCTCATACATCTCCGACTTATATTGTGTAGGAGACATCAGGTGCAATTTATCCACAGCATTTGGGAATTTTCCAACATATTCGGCGGAATACGCCTTGTCGATAAGCCCTCTATGTGGTTGTCCAGATGCGTCTACCCAATCTTCCATCAGATAGTCGGCAATGTTTACACCACCACCGCCAGATCCGGCATCAATATAGATACCGAGGATGTTGCTATAAGTATCATCCCCACCTTGGTTGTAATCCAAAATAACCTCTTTCAGATACTTGATCTGGTCAGGGGTTTGCATGGGCGTTCTCTTTTTCTTGGCAACATCTGCCAGATTGATACAGTTTACAATCCTCGCCAGAGTGTCGAAGTGTTCATGCCCCATATCCGCCTGATAAATCTCACCAACAAGAATTACAGAATTATCTCTGGAACGGGCGGGATCATAACAAATTACAAACTTCTTGTCCCCCGTATCATTGTAAAGCAGAGGCTTTCTTACTTCCTCGTTTCTAGCAATCGTTCCACGTCGGACAATAGCGTCAACTCCAGCATCAGTAGTAAACTGGCAGTAGTACTCACGCCTAGCTTTTTCAGGATTGGTTGCCATTTCGGTCTCAACTGTAGAGCGAGAGAGTAGTGGCGCAATAACCTGACCTTTTACGGTTGGAGCAAATGCCACTTCGCAATCAATCTGAGCGACAAAATAATTGGGATCGCCCATGATCATTCGTTTTGAGAATTCACGGTAAAGCTTGTAGAACTCATATTCTGTGGTAGATGCGGAACTTATATAAATCTTTTGATTTGGAATATTAGATGGGAATGTCCTCAATCGAACAGGATCAAGATCATTGCCATCGCGATCCTTACCGGTTTTAAACGCTTTGTTTACGATAGCAAAAGCACCGTAAGTTTTAAGCATTTCTGACGAAAGGAACAATGTGTTACCCGGCATAACCGAGGAAGCAAGTGCTTCTCTCATGCTTGTTCTAAGATGGCATATACATGAGTTCAGATCATTGCATCCCCATCGAAATGGGGTCAACTCGCTTGATCGTTGCAGGCGGACAAAACCTTCCTGGGCGTTGCCCCGCCATTGGGGTTTTCGCCGTATATCAGAGTTGATTAACATATCTGCTTTATGGATTATTGCAGTATGAGCCTTCAATTAAGCACTCTCGTCAAAAATTACAGAGCCTCTATAGCCTCTTTTGCTGTCAATGTTAGAGTTTAACGTTTTTGTTTGAGAACCATTGTACAGCTTATATGAAAAGCCGCTAGAGCTATGGCTAAAGCCGTCTCCGGCAGCGTTGCTTATAACCACTTCATTCTTAAAGATATATCCAGTCGATCCCATCATCTCGTCAATTCCATCATTGGCAATCTTCTCAAGAGTCGTGAATGTATTATTCGCCTGATCACCAGAACCAGACGCTATGTATGCCCAGTAATTACTAAACAACATATCCTTTGCCATAAGCAGGAGATCAATCACGGTAGACTTTCCGAGACCACGAGTAGCCAAACCCAGCACATTCGGGCAGTTCCAAGCCATCTCAATGATCCATGCCTGAGCATCAAGTAGCGTGATCCCGAGAAAATCGCTAATGAACCTTACTGGATTACACTGATAATACTTCTGGAGTTTTGCAATATTAATGAGTTGTTCAAGCTTTCGGCTAGACATAGCATAAGCACATGGTTTGACATATACTTTTCCATCTTTCAGGATGTCAAAAACATCTGGTTCTTCATTTGTGACAACTAGCTCAACTTCCTTCTTCATTTTCATCCTCCTCTTGTGCGGAGAATGGAGAATATAATTCAGAAAGATCGACTAATGATGAATCTGGAAGAAGATGATGTTCTTTAAGGGTATCCCGAAGGTCTATGTTTTCACGCAACAGTATTCGATTCAACTCCTTATACTTGTCACGCTCTCTGTTTGCATTAACAACCATATCCCTTTGTTCGGCAATAATCTCACCATACTCGGATTCATCAAGCCGCAATTGTTCAAGAAGAGACTTATGACTAGCATCCATCACCTGCCTCATTCCACGGCAAGTATCTATATCAAAGCCATTAACCTCTCCTTCACGAAGGTTCAGATCTCGGATTTTCTTAATCTTGCCAGTCCAAGTATTTTCACCCTTGCGATTTCCCTTGTTATATTGCAACGAAATGCAGTTATCCTTCGACAAACTTGAAATAGTGGCAGTCAGGTTCTTCTTACTTTCCTGCATGGACTTAATGGTGGGAATATTTTGCGTCAATTGCATGTAATTACCCATCATTTTAGCAGTTGCATCATCAATCTTGGATTGTTGCAGGAAAGAGCGAACAATGGTTATACAAGCCGCCGTTCTCATCATATCGTCATTCGAGTCTTCACTAGCATCAAGAAGCCCCAAAAGCTGCGAATAGAGCAGTGGTTGGTCTTGAGGATCTTCGTTTGCAAACGGATCATAGGATAATAAACGGATAACGTCATTTCGGTTCTTTTCAAAATCTTTCACAGCATCAGCATCTTGTTTAATGTCAAAATCTGACGGCTGATCGTATATAACCTCTGTTACAGCACCCTTGAAGAAATCACTATCAGCAAATGTCATACTATAATAGTTTCGCATCTGTACGTTTTTAATGTAAGATGTCCACGTATTATTCTTGCGCTTGCCAGTAATAACAGCATTGCTTTCATCCTCGCTAGAGTGCCACAAAGTAGTTAAAAACGGTTTGTCCAAATATCGCAAAGCCTCGATTACAGATTCCTTTGTAGGCTCATGTTCTTCGCCATCTGGCCCAACCCTCAGAGCGATCTTTCTTGCGCACTCCTTGCAGATTGGCGTAAGCCTACTCTGATTTCGTGGATCAGTAGAAGCGTAAAATTCAGAGGGGGACTTTCTGGTGTCACATAAGTAGCACCATTTGTCCCCCTCAACGCTATCCAATTTCTCTTGTAGGCACTTGTTTTCTACCGTAAGCTTCTGAACCTGTGAGCGCAACTTTGCCGTATCTGTATTGATGGCAATTGTCGTTTTCTTTGAATTATCAGTAGCCAACGGCGATCACCACCTTACACTTCGTACTGCTTAACAGTCTCTTTGTAATGAGTGTGGAAAGAACACTTGGGATGGCAACGATCAGGAACTGTAAACGTCTCACCAGTTGCAGGATTTCTCGCCTCGTGAGAGTCACGAACCTCAATCTTAAACGTGCAGAAGTCAGTCAGGCGAACCTCACCTTCCTCTTTAAGCAGCTCCTTAATTGCATCCACAAATACAGGAATAACATTGTATGCATCCTGAATCTTCATTACCTTACTCTGTCCAATCTTCTGGGCAAGTTCTCGTCTTCCAGCCATTTCTTTTACTTCCTTTCTTTTCTTAAAATCTGACGGGATGGTATTCTGTTATTTCCCCGTCTTCACATATCATCATAATCTGTTCTCCACGGCCTTTTAAGCGTTTTTCTCTTGTAAAGTTATCCCCCGCGCCGCCGAGAGCGCCACCTTGAACAACCTTCACATCGCTAACCGTAGTGACAGCATTGAAGTGTCTGTGTCCCATCATGACACAATACGGAATTTCACCAAGCCACATTATCAGCTTCTGAATTGCAGCTTCGTTCATCCCGTCGTAGTCACCATGAACACCGACATATAATTTATCATGAACTCGGAAAGTGCAAATTGTGCTATCCATTTCCTCGTCACAAACACATACATTTTCTACGTCGCAAAGCATTCTGCTCATAAACCAAGGGATAATTAAATCGAGCCGTTCATCGGTCAAAGCATCCGTCTTTTTCTGAATTCTGGAGTGGTTCCCAGGAACACAGTGAACCTCTACATACTTAAGCTCAGTCGCAAGATTGTATACAAAGTCAGTCAAGACTTCACATGCAATCTTCACTTGCTCTATAACATTTTCCCGGTTTGTAACGGCAATTGAATTGTGGCACTGTCCACTTATTAGGTCACCAAGTACCACTACATAGCACGTTTCAACACCTTTATCCTTTGCCAGAGTAATTGCTTTCTGACAATATTCATACATGCGACTTCTAGCAACGTCTGTATCATAATACCCATCAAAATAGTTGTATTGACTACCAAAATGAGTATCAGAAACCATAATAATCATATCCTTATGGTCACAAATAATCGGCTGAGCCGCGATTCCTGCATACTTTTCACGTCCAAGCTCGATCAATTTCTCACTTAAAACGCTCATATCATAATCGTATCTTGCCTCATTTCGCAGATTTGACCGGAATTCCCGGCGCTCATCCATTAGTTTCTGGCGTTCTTTGATGATAGAATTACGTATTTCTTTTAGGTCTGAAACCTCTTTGTTTTCATCATCTGTGCCAAAAACGCCACTTTCGTACACCTTTTTTGCGCTCGTATAGACCTTTCTATAGGCAGATTCGGCAAATTCCATGTCATTTTCACGGAAATTCTTATTCATCAGGTCGGCAATGCCGTCCCAATTCATCTCAAGAAGACCGCTATCCTTTGCTCTGCCGAGCCGCCAGAGATAGGCGTACTCTGTTTCATTCGGTAGAAGAGTAGTGTTATAAATACTACTCACCACCTTCCGGCAAGTCGAGATCAGTTTCGTCTTTAATCGTCACTGAGAGATCGACTATTGCACCATTAAAGTCAGATAGAATCTCAAGAATTCCTCTTTCACCTTCGTCTGTGATAATCGTGCCGTGTTCTAAATCAATATATCCGACAGCTCTCAGCTTCGTTGTCGTGCTCCTTTTGTACGAAAAACAATTCGCCATTCCTTTATCCTCCCATTAGATAATTGCGCCGACAATCTCATCAAGGTCTTCAATAACCTTGTCCACAACGCCATACTTGACCTGTTCGTCGGCATCCATATACCAATCCTTAGCCTGATTACGCTTAAGTGTTTTCTCGTCAATGGCGGTTCTAGCCAGAATATACTCGCGCATCTGAGAGACTTGCTTACGGTAATTCGCCTGTGCAGCTTCTTGTTGCTCAAAGGTTCCAGATACGCCGCCACCACCGCTATGAACCATTGCCATAGCATGTTTCACAGTAAAACGCTTATGCCCAGCAAGCAGTAACAGGAACCCGCCAGACATAGCAGAACCAACATTTACTGTCCATACAGGTGTTTTTGAGCTAATAATCGTGTCGCACATAGAAAATGTTTCCTGTAAATATCCGCCAGGCGTATTAAGGATAATCACGATTGGCTTTCTGTTCTCTGGATCAATGCCAAAATCCTGATAATTAATCTCTATAATGTGCTTTTGAAGCTCTAAAATTGTGTCATCAATATCAGAATTCACGTAAAAAATCCTGTGTGACGCCATATCCCAATAGTTTTTAGCCATTGGATCTGGATATTTTTCGCTCCATACTGGATCACAACCACCGATAATGTCTTCTAGCATATTTAAACTCCTTTTAAATCCTTATTTTTTATGTTAAAGGCGGCGGGGAAATACCCGCGCCGCCCATAATAGCATCTAATTCGACTGCTTTAACTTGGCAATCTCATTCATAATTTCCTGACGCTCATAGTCAGACTTTGCCTCGTCAACCATGCGTTCAAGCTTGTCGATCATACGATCTTTGATGGAATGACCACTATAATCGCCAGTTGCAGTCCACGAACCACGCCCATTCCCATAGGAATTGTCATAGTTATAGTTCATCGGATAACGATTAGCATAGGCATTCCCATACATATCAGGCATGTATGCATAGTTATTTCGTCTCATACCTCTTTCGGAATATCCGCCATCATCCATTTCGGCGCATTCCTTCATTTCTTTGATCAATATAACAGCTTCTTTAGCGGCACAAACCTCGCTCGGACTAAGACTTGGCTTATTGGAAAGCTGATCGAGTTCCCGCTCCAGAAGCTGGGTAAGCTTTTTCATATATTCTTTTTCCATTTCAGCACCTCCTAGTACGTCACCGCAAGATCGGGCCTACTAAAAATAACGTTGGCATTTTGCACTTGGATAGGTTGATCTGATGTGTTTCTAATAGCAACACTCTCACAACATCCGCGCCAAACTCCAACGTTTATAGCCCTACTAACATTAAAATATTGATCGACAGCCGCCGGAGTAACAATCATTGTACTCGCCGGAACCGTAGTCCCATCAAGCTGTATAGCAACCGAAATAGCACCAACGGTGCCACCAGCCGGGATAGAAATATTCGCGCCGAATTCCACAAGATATTCGGCAGTTCTACTCTGATTACAAGCACATCCCGGACGCCTTGGAACCCATCCACTCAACATAAACGTACCGCTACCATCACGGTGTCTCACAAGACCTCTTCGGCATGGATCTGGTGCTTCGGTAAAGACAATGGCTTCTCCGGGATTAATTATCTGAACAGCGTTTGAGCTGTATTCAGCCATATCATCACCCCTTCCTTAAGCCCCACAACCACATCCGCCGTAGTTCAGTGTAGAACAACAGTTCGGATTTTGTACCATGTAAGCCGGAATTGGCGTAGGATTAAGGTGCTGTTCGAGGATGCGCGTCTGTGCCTCCTGAGACTCGCGAAGCGTAGCCATTTGTAGGCGAGATTGTAAATCCTGAATTTGCTGATTCTTGCTATCCATCTCAAGCTGGCAAATCTTATCCATAATGCCCTTAAATCCAGCATTTGTAGAATTGACTAGCGCCTGTGTATTAGCAGTCTGAGCAGCTAAAATGTCTCGTAATCCGTCATTTACCGTCTGTCTGTCGCTACAAGCCTCGGTAGCAACAGTGTACTTTAGATCAGCTAAGCCAGCTCTGTTTTCGCAACAACAGTTCTGGAGGCTCATTGCAAGCCCATTCATAGCCGTCATCTGATTGTTAGAATTGTTGTTTAATGTAGCCAAAATATTGGCCTGAGAGTTGCATCTGGATACTTCTGCGTTTGCTAAAGAAGAATTGATCCCGGCAATTCCGCTCATCACGGACTGCTGATCAAACCCTCTCTGCATTTCATTTCCTACGTTTCCGTTTCCGCCAAATCCTCCCCATCCGTTACCCATAAAGGCAAACAGGAATAGGATGATAATCCAAAAAGATCCATCTCCCCAGAAACCATTTCCTCCACCATTTCCCATCGGTTGTACTGGCATAGTCATGTTTCCGCCATTGTCAACAAAACTCATCTCGTGTTTCCTTTCGTGAATTATTTATACTTAACCCTTTCGGGTATAAGTCTATCTAAATCCATTCATAATCCCACGAAAAATCCCACTGTTATAAAGCTGTGTAGCTTGAGAATATAGCTGATTGAACTGTGATTGGCTCATCTGCCCGCTTTGAAGCAGTTGCTGAACCTTCTCACGCGGATCTCCGCTAAAATTCTGAGCAAATTGACTAAATTGTTGTATCATTGACTGAGCGCCATTATTTTGTAGCATCCCGCCCATTCCATAAAAAGGATTTCCCATAACAACACCTCGCTATTTCATAAGCTTGTCAAACTCTGTTTTAACAATGTCTGCAATGTTATCAACGGTTACAAACCCAGATAGATACTTAGCCAGATCATCAGACTTGACATATTGAGAAGCGTCAAACTGAGGAACAACAGGCTCTGGCGGAACCCGTTTCTTCAAGTCGTAGACCTCAAGAGGAAGAGAGCGACCATAAGCATCGGCTTGTTTCATGTACATGACTGGCTCCGTGCGGTGCATCATTAAAATTCCAGAGTTTCTGGCAACAGGATAATCCTGCGCTTCACGTTCATTGTTTACCCAAACGAAAGTTCCCATATTGTCGCTACCGTATGTTGGCATAATAATCCCCCTTATGTATCCAGTAAGACATCGGTACTTCCTTCCCGGAGTCCCAACTGTCATAATAATTTCCGTCTACTACAGCTACGACGTGATTTCCTGTAGCTAATAAAAATCTTCCTCTTGGGTTCCTGGCACAAAATTCCCCAACAGTAAAACAATCTGGACACATGTTCACAATTGACACATTCTCAAAACCTAAATGTCTCAAGTACGAAGCCCATACTGCGTTACCAGATGGCATATCTCCAATTTCGCGTCCCTCGGCATACAAATCGTCATACACATCAAACCAACTCAGCCCAAGGAACATAGTAAGAGCGCGCACTGTACAATCGCCCACTTGTTTGCCATAAGGGTTTGGATTGTAGTAAACAAACACGTTGCACCAACCTCCCAATCGTAGCAATTGAGTTGCGGGGACAGGATTTGAACCTGTGACCTTCAGGGTATGAACCTGATAAGCTTCCGAACTGCTCCACCCCGCAATAAAAAAAGCCCCCGGTAACCCGGGAGCCTGTTCCTAAAGGTTTCGCATTTGCGGCAGCGAAACGCCGTGTCCAACGTCAAAAAGAAAGATACTACGATGACATACGTACCAATGTCATCATACTTGTAACGAAAAATCCGATCCCGCAAACCCGCATGGAATAAGGGGTTGCAAACAAGGCCGGTAAATTACGTTTCTCCCGTTTTCCCCCGAAAACTCATAAAAAATTTCTCCGGGTTGGTTCTGAAAAGCGAGTTCATGATCTTTCGCGTGTGCGCACCCATCTTTGCACGTACAGGATTGTTGGCATCATCAATAGACATTGCGGAGAGAATCATGCGATTGATGGTCACTGGATTTCCGATCTTGATCTTCCCGATCTTTGCAATGAAATTATCGTATTCTTCGTAGTACTCCTCTACGAAATCGCCGTTATCCGGCCTTGTCAGATACCTTCTTGTGTAAGCTTCAAACTCGTCGATGATCTTCATGATCTTAGTCATCTGCTCATACTTCGGTTTTCCGGGAATTCGGATAAGGAAATCTGCAACAGGAATAGAGCCAGCTTGGCTAGAACCCTGAATTTTATCCAACCATTCCTGCAAATGGTTCATCGGGCAAGTCAGCGTTCTGTCAATCCTGTTCCTGATAGCAATTCTTTGACTTGCGATGTCTTCATATGGCAGCTCTTTGCCGTGTTTTGTCATCTCAACCGAGCGGGTATACTTCATGAACTCCGGGAAATCCTTCTCCCTCTTCATGCAATCCATCCGCTTGATACGATCAATCTCGGCAATCGCATCGACTTCGTACATTCTTTTCGAACTGTCTATAATAAGCTGTGCAAGAACACTCAAAATCACAAAATTGTCGTACAAATCTTGTTCAGGGTCTGTCCAGTAGTAGGAGAGCGCAAGCTGTGCAAGGTTGCTACTTTCACCGATCCCTCTTCTGGATTTTGCTAGAATAGTGTCAAGTCGTGCATATTCATCTGGATTGTTGTCATACGTGAGGCCACTTTCTTTAAGGGCGTTTACGATTGTTGGATATTGCAGATAACAAACCTTTGCGCATTCGACAATGGTGGGCTGATTGGTTGCGAGAATAAAATCTGAATCAACATCTTGTTTTGTCCCCGGCTCTTTATCCGGGGCAGCTCCGACTTTCGCCGGAGTATCGGACTATCTCTTTACCCCGTTGGGTTGCCAACGGCGGGTAATCGGCACTCGTGGACAGATTATTGCTTGTGGAACTCACCGTCTAGTCTCTGAACGTTCCCGGATTTCATGCCACAGTCCGGGCTTCGTAACGGATTAGCTACTACGCAAGTAGGTAAGCCTTCCCGTTTTCACCGATTATTTTTTACATCACGTTACCGTAACGCTGACCAAGATACTTAGTCTGCGCCGTTAAGCCTAGACTGCACATCAGTCTCTATGCAATTAACGGCAATAATATTCTCGCTAAACTCAAAATATTTTTCCATGAGATCATGTTGAACATTGTGCAAATACACTATATTTTGCGGGGCATTTTGCGGAGAACGGAACCCGCCCAAGAATTCTCCATCGCTAAAACGCTTTGTATAGCACTGGATTGTCCCGTCTTCTGGCCTTAGCGTAGGATCTTTTCTCCAGTCTTCGCCAACCGTATAGAGCAGAAGAGCGTAAGGATTGCCGCACATCGTCAGGTTATCCCCCTCAACGGTTACTTTCCCGCTCCGTATTTTTGTGACGTAGGCGTTAATGATAAACCGTTTTTCTCGGCGAAACCAATCACTGTTTGCAAAATCCGGGTTATGTTCATACAGCGCCGAAAGCATTTCGTAGTGGTTGACCGCCGTTTTGTTTTTCTTCAAAAATTCGTTGAACGCATCTGGGTCAGCCTTCAGCTTTTCGATGTACTCTACCGTTGTTGCAACAATGTTCTTGACATCGAGACGGCTACACGGCAGAGAATTGATCATCTGGTAGCTCATTTGCTGAACATGCCCGAGTTTGCTTACATGGTCGGTCTTGACAATCCCGAAATACGAGCCATCATCGTTTACCCGCTTCTTCCAGTACTCATAAGCTGCCGGAAGAGTCCCGCCAATATATGGAGCCGTCTTCTTCCATTTGCAAGCGTTATCTGTCGTAACAACCTTCACGTCCTTCAGGCGATGCTTAAATCCGAACATGTCCTCTACTTCATACGTCTCGTAGTCATGCCCGTTTTCGCGGCACCAATCCTTGAAGAAATCCTGCAATCTTGTGCGGAATACGCAAGCCTTGAAGAAATGATTGCGTAACAAAGCCATTCCGTTGCACCAAGAAGGTAACACAGACGTTTCAACAAGCCCCATCCCGTCCCAAAGCGTGTTGACCACATCAGTTTCTTCCTGATCGACCACACACCTCTTCTTGGTAACAGACACCTTCTTGTAGACTGGCTGGTAGATTGGGTTGCCATAAATATCAACCTTTCCCTTGGCAAGTGCCCGTTCACGCGCTTTTTCGGTCTTTTCTTCGTCAATTACGCGCTCAACGGCCTCATAATCCTCTGCCTTGACAATGTTAGCAACTGCCCTGTAGGTTGATTCTTGATCCTTCAAAATCAGCACATCTTCAACCGGGCAAAACCATTCCTCTTGGATGGTTGACGTTGTGAGCGGAGCATATGCCGACAGCTCTACGATTTTGACGTTGTGTTCCGGCAAATTCTTCTCGATCCCCATTGTGAGCCAGTCTATGGCGGCATCGTACAATTCGTCACGAATGAACATCACCTGACCGATTTTTGCCTTAGAAGCATTCCGCTCTAATTTGCGGTAATGAATGACTTCGGTTTTCGTGATATTGCCATCTTTGTCCCTCTTCGTGTAGGTAACCGGTACACCTTCACGGTAGAAGAGCGCCCGGATTTCATCTTTGGACATTTTCTTGTATTTGTACTTATTCTCTTCAACTCTCGCCAGAAGCCAGACAAGCCGTTCACGTTCTTGGTCAGACCTAGCATTCTCAAGCATCTTCTCTACGTGCTTCTTTTCTTCCTCGTAGCTCCGGCTGCCAAAATCGAAATCCAAGCAAATAATGTCTCTAGTGGATTCGCCCTTCCAAATTTCCATCCCGCAATGCCTGATCATGTGGCGGCTGAACAGGCTATCGCTAAGAACGGCATCTGTGTAATCATAGCGTTCTCTCACTCCGATGTTGTAACCGTAGAGAGTTCCGGCTTTGATTGTCTTAATCTTTATCCCGGCAGAATTCTTCAAGCAAGCACCTCCGAAGCATACCCGTCATCGGTGGTGTAATATATCCGACGGATACCCGCTTCGCGAATGGCTGCCATACAAGCCTTACAGGGACGGGCCAAGCCGTGAGGCTGGTCACGGCGTTGGCGGTAAATATAAAGTTTCGTGTGTTCCAAGTCTGCCCCGCGAAGGGCGTTCAGGCACATGATCTCGGCGTGAAGAGAGTGGTTGATCTTCCCCGCGCCAGGAACCTCGGAAACATCACGAAACTGGTTAAAATGCTTCTGAACCGGGTGTGTTTTTGTGGTGTTGAACCCTACAGATATGACTTTCCCATGCACAGTAGCTACGCAACCTACGTTGACATTGCGGAAATCAGACAAGGTTGAAACCGAAGCTGCTCTGGAAAAGCCCATCTGGTCGGATTTGGAAATCACTCCCCGGCGAACTCCTTCGCTATAATTCCGTCAATGAGCAAATTGTACAAATCATGTACATTGTCTAACTGAATTGTTGTTCCTTCATCTGTCGTAATCTTTCGATGTTCCTTCCCGAAGTCCGTCTCGAAGATGTAATAGTCAATCCATCCATCTTCGTCGTGGAACACCTTTTCAAGCAATTCTATCAGTGCATCCACTACGCTATCATGCATGGAAATATCAGCATCGAAAAGTTCGCAAAGCTGGTATTCAAACTCAAAAGCATCCTCGATCTTTTCTAAATACCCCTCTAAATCTTTTTCTGAAATCACTCACCTTTTACCTCCGCCATA